ACTATCGATTCCGAGAAAGGCTACCATCTCGGGCGGAAGCTATCCGCCGATTGCTGGAAAAGGCTCTCTCCTAACCCTGCTCAAACCGCTCTTTCATAAATCGCCTGAATTCCGGTGATGCGGGCTCCGGTTTGTCGGCTTGCCCGCTGGCGTTATGCGCCTCCACGGCCTCCAAAAACTCACCAAGCGATGTTGACGCCCAATCAAGGCCTAGGGCTGCGCATGAGGCAATGATCTGACCGCGCTCTAGGCAGCGGTGCCCGCCGGCGGTTGGCCGTCCTTTTTTTTTAGGTCAATGCCAGACAAGGTAGCTTTGAGGATCATCCAAGCCGTTGGAATAACCTCGCTAAAATGCCTTCCCTCTACGTGCTGCTCTACCAGTCGGGTCGCGTCGATCGAGGAAACAGGAACGACCTGGCCATCGATCTCGGCTTCGCCGCCATATTGCGCGGCTACGCGGATCACATGACGAGCATAATGACGGCGCGCCTGTCCACCATCGAGATAAACAGGATTCCCGCTTACCTTGTCGATGCCCATAGAACTGGAGAATTCATCGTAGATTGCGCCCAGCGGCACATTGCCGCAAAGCCGTTCGACTTCAACTTCTGCCTTCAGCGGGAGATAGAAGCGGTAGCGCCCTTCACCAAATTGAAGGAGAACATCTGCGGTAGCACCGTCTGGGATCACGGCTCACCAGCAGTCCAGCTCAGGCCGTCTTCGCCGGCAATGGTGATTTCGGCGGTGCCTTCTTCGCCAAGGGTCTCATTGGCGGCTGTCATGACGCCCCGACCGTCCCGGTATCCGATAATGGAGCCTGTGCGCTCGCCGGCCGTCAGCGCCGCATCGTATTGGCCATACAGTAGGCGGAAGTCGGAATGCGCGCCGAGGGTGTCTTCGTAAAGGTCCATCTGGTCGACGTTCACGATGCCGGAACCGGTGACATCCCACTGCTTGGAATTGACGCGAACTTTACGGCCTGGAATCGCGGCAGGCTTCGTGCAGTCGCGACGAAAGCGGTCCGTCGTGTTTACCGTGCTGTTCACGGTTGCGGACTCGATCCCGCAAAGCGTCGTGTAGGTCGCGCCGACCTTCACCTGTACGACGATATAGTCGGGTTCGTTGGGGACGGACATGGCGGCTCCTCGCGTTTCAGGCGGAAGCGTAGAATGTGGCTCTAGTCGCGATTACCGCCGTCAATTGCCTTCAGGCTCGCGCGGACCGCCAACTGCCTCCGTTCGGCATGAGATGGGGCAGCCGCCTCAATTAACAAACACCGAAGCTGGTGCGCCGCCATCGGCTTACCGACTGCTTCCATGTCTTCGACGGCATCTATCACGGTGTCGTCATCTATGATCCCGTTGCGGATCATCAGCGTAAACAGCGCGACGATGGCGTCTTCTTCCATAAGCACACCGTAGCCTAGCCCGCCCTAAGCCGCCAGCACCCTAGCTTCCATTGAGAGAACGGCGTGATAAGCTGATTCCTCGTCACCATCGCGCAGCAGCCGAACCGACAGCACCCGAAGCCGTGCGTTCGCCCCTCCTTCCACCGCAATACGCCGGTTATGCAAGGCCAGCTTGAACGCGGTGGCAATACGAGATGCCTGATCCTCCGCCGTGTCGAGCATAGCCGCGCCCTGCATCTTTGGCTTCGCAAAGGCGTGCAGGAGAAACGTCACCGTAGCGCCGGCCACGCACGTCATGTCGATCGCAGTGGATTGGAAGCCATCCATGCGACTGAAGGGCCAGGGCGGGGTCGGGGGCGTAGTGCTAGGAAACATGTTCGCCGCGGGCACCAGTGCCTTAGCGCCCATGTCTCCTTTCAGATGGATAAGAACCGCTCGGCGGACATCGCGGATCAGGTCACCGGCCATTGCTTCGCCCCACTGCTCTGTTGACGGCCCTGACGACCAAATCTTCTACGGCCTGCCGCTCTTTGTCGCGGGCGGGTGCCATGAATGGTCGCGCCTGCATGCGAGACGTGCCGAATTCGAGCGGGGCACTGTACGATGCGTTGCTAGATACCTCGACCACGAAAGGGTCTGAGGTTTGAGCCGCTTCGATGTTGGTGGCCAGCACCCCGGTATCCTGGTTGGGAGGAGCCGGAGCGGTTGATGGAACATGGCCTGATCCGCTGACCGCGCCGGTCGTGATGCTGATCTGCGCAGCGACACGAATGCGATCGGCGCCCGCGAACAGCGCTGCTCCGACTTCGCGGTCAAACGTGCCACCAGTTAAGCGTTTGAGCCTCGCGACATACGCCTTGCGCCCAGTCATCGGCATGCTGCACCAATCTCCCGCCCCATGTTGCGACTCGACTCAGCAGTCTCCTCCAAGCAGACGGACGGATATTCTTTCCAGGCGGAGTCCCCCATTGCCAAAGCTGCCTCCCATGAACGCCATGCTCGTTCGCTGTGGCTCTCGCGCTGCGCCGGGTATTGTGGGGCTATCGCTTCAGCTTCGCGCGGCTCCCGACGCGGAGGCGACTGATCACGTGATAGGCGTTCCGCCGGAGCTTGCCCGTCGCCTCGCACAATCGTTATTGCTTGCCGCAGACGACGCAGAAGCCATGGAAAAGCCCACAAATTAATCACTGCGCCGCCCCCGGCAATCCCAGTACACGCCCATCGGATCCAGCTGCGCCGTCTGCACCGAATACACCCCCGCTGACGCCCCAGCCGACACGCTTACCGTCGCAGCCGTGTCGATCGGCCGCGTAAGCCCGTCCGCCAGGATCAGCAGCCGCACATCGCGGTCCACGAAGCCGGCTTCCGTCCGCATCGCATCGGTCACGCTGTCGACTTGGGCCATGACGTCGATTTCCATCGGCGTTCCGGGCGAGACGATGCTGCCCCCATCATCCTCGACAGGCACCCCCGGCCATGACGCGACGGATGGCTGGTATGGGCCAAGCCCGGCGGCTGAGAATGCCGTAGCGATGCGGGCAAAGGCGGCGGGGATGGTCACCAGCAGGCATACCCGCCGAAGACGTCGCAGCGCGGCTCGATATAGCCGACCAGCCGCGGTCCGCCAACATTGCGGCGTTGCAGCACTGCGAACTGTTCACCGAACGTGGTGGCGCCGTAGCCGCCCGCAATCGACCGATTGGCGGCCGTCTCAGACACAGCTAATTCCATGCCTGCCGATTTGAACCGCGTCACGCCCGCAGGTATCAACGCGGCAGCATCCTGCACGATACCGGGCACCTTCGCGACGATCATCTCGTGCGCGGCAAGCAGCATCTGACCCTTGTCGGCTTCGTCATCCCACGTAGCGACGTAGGGCAGCGCATCGTCCAAGAATAACTGCACGGTCGCATCCGGCACAGCAGCGAAGATGGCGTAGCGCGCTTTCAGGTCAAAGACGGTCGCTACCATTACTTCTTCCGGGCCTTGGCGATCTCAGTCTCAAGCCGCTTCACACCCCAGCGCCCGTCCACTTCGACGCCCAACCCCGCCGCTTCCTCTTGCAGCTTGGCGACGGCAGGATCGCGCTCATCCGCCTCCGTGATGGTGAACAGACCGAAGCCACGCAGCGCCGCAAGATACTCGGGCGTGAAGGCTGCTGTCACCTCACCCATCGCAGGAACACGCACAGCACCGCCGATCGTGTCGATGTCGTATGGCGAATTGGTCAGGTTCTTGACGGTGCGCTGCATGTCGGCTTCTCCAACGAAAAGGCCCGCCCGGTTAAAGGCGGGCCTCGCAAGGTCTTGGGCGGTAGGTTTACGCGGGAACCGGCGTGACCGCATCGCCATAGCTGATCGCGTTCGGGCGCATGATGTCGAGCGGGCCAGTACGAGCGATACCCGGCACAACGAAGTTGAGCGGCCCATCCTGGTACGTCGGCAGGAAGCGGTAGGGCATGGGCGTCCACAGCTTGAGCATGTCCGCATCATTTCGATAGGCAACGGCACGACCACCGCCGGCAATGCCGACTGTCGCCTTATCCTTCAGCTCGTCCAGCGATCGGATTACCAGCGGCTGACCGGTGCGGCGGGTGTACTCGTTGTTCGCCGCCACGTACTGCATGATCGACATATTCGGGTTGGTCACGCCATACGGGGTGGCCACCATGTAATCGAGCGCCACATCCGGCAGCAGCAGCGTGTTCTTGATGACGCGCCCCGGCCCTGGTGCACCGAGCAGCAGCATGTTCACGTCGCGGACGATCTGCACCGAAGTCTTGTTACCGACCGGAGCAGCGGCAGGACCAGTGACCCAAGCCGAAGTGCCGTCCGTACCATCAGCGGGAAGCCCAGTCGGAGTGACGTAATTGCTGTTGAGCAGCCCCTTCCAGCCCTTCGAGTCCGAACCGACAAGCAGGTTGTCCCAGAGGAACACCTGCGAGCCGAAACGCGCCGCAGCAGCCTTGCGCTCGGTCAGCGGGTAGCCCTGAAACTGGGCCTTCCCA